ACGCTTCCAAGTTTACCTTTGACAAATCTGGAGATGCCTGCTATGAAACTTACTATGCCTTTAAAGAAATCAAATACTGGTTGTAGTGCGACAGTTAGTTCGGCTGCAAGTGCCATAAGTTCGGCTTTCATATCCATTGCAGCTTTCATATTTTTCTCTCTTTCTTCTGCTTGTAGTTTTTGTTCCTCGGTCATTTGTTCAGCATTCATTAAATTCTTTAATTCTTGTGTGCTAAGACCTGCGGCGTTGGCAATGGCTATTCTTTGGGCTGGAGCCATATCTTCAAGGCTTTTACCAGAAGCATGAATGCCGTCGCGAATCATATCGAGAGCAGCGGCTGGATCTTCAATACTAGCCTCAAGAAGAGCCGTGGTATCAATGAAATTACCTTGAAGCACGGCATTCAGATTACCGGCTGCTGTGGCTGCGTCTTCAAAAGTTTGGAATCTTGAGCCAATGTCAACCAATTGACCCATTGACATTCCTGTTTGGACTGCTTGTTTTTGTAGTGACGCTAAAGCGGGACCAACTTCATTCTTTGAGAGATGTGCTAATTTTGGAAGCGCTTCGTTAACACCAGCGATAGCATCGGCTAACGACACTCCAAGTTCTTGGGAAAGCTTCTCTACATCCTTGGTTAGAGCAATGGATTCTTTTCCAGTAAATCCAAATGTTTTTGTTAAACTTTGAGTGAGAGCCGAACTATCAGCTACAGAAACACCAAGTTCATTTAATTGTGCTGTCTGTGTTGCTAAGGCAAATTGAACATCTGGAGCCATTAAAGCAAACCCAGAAACCCCGCTGACAAGTCCTTCAAATGCTGCGCCGGAATCCGCACTGGTTACTCCAAACTGCCTATTGGCTGCTTCAAGATCTTGAATTTGTCCATGAAAGGATTTACCCAGTCCAGTGGCTTTGGCAAACCCAGCAGTGGCACTATCTGTAGCCTTCATTAAGCCGAGAGTGCCCTCGGCATATTTGGCAAGCATCGACATTCCCATGCTTTGGGCGTTAACTACTTCACCAATTGTATCACGCATTTGTTTAAATGCGCCAGTGATTCCCCCTTGTTCTTTGGATAAGTTAACAAAGGAACCAATTAAAGTATTGGAGGAATCAGTAATACCTGTAAAGGTTTTAATATTTCTTTTGAGAGCGTCGTCAAAGTTTTTAGTAACTCCTTTGGAGCGTTCCATCTCTTTGTTCAGCTTTTCTTGCTCTTCAGTCCGTTTTTTTGTTTCTTCAGCGGCTCCTTTCTGCGCTCTTGCCAGGTCAACAAGATTTTCAATAGTGTCACCGGCTTGTTCTGCAAGACTCGCTTGTACTGCTAAAACTACTTCAAGCTGCGCGGCGTGTTCCTTCGTGCCTTCAGTTAAAGCAGCCAGGGCTTCTGTTTCAACTTGAAGTTGCGCCTCTGTTTTGGCAAATTTTATTTCTTCAGCATCCGTAGTACCTGCTGGACCTCCTGCTGGACCTTTTTTGGATAACGCAGCGGTGATCTTTTGTAGCTCTTTTAGAAGATCTTCATTAGTAGCCATTCATTGCCCTCCTACTTAAATGGCCACTTGATACCCGTATCGCGTTCAAAGGCTTTTGTAGCACGATCAAGTTGTGCTTTTGTCTTGAGTGTCTCGGGCTTGTCTAATCCATAGCGCTTCATCGCTTTAAGATATTTAGCCTCGTTTCCAAGTGCTTTTTTAAAAGAGTTCACTTGTTTTCTTGTACCGGAGATTCTTACTGGTACAGAGCGTCCACCAAACATTCCTGTTAGTATTGTTTCAATCGCACCGCCCATCATGGCAAGCCAGCTTTCACTAAGCAAGTCTGTTTCGCTGGGATTTAAATTGATTTCAATTGGAACCAAATCGTTTGGTTTATTCATTACAGAGACCTCCAAATATACTTATCTCTTATAAATAGTTTTGTATAAAAAGAAACGGGCATTTCTGCCCGTTTTTATTAATACTTACCTTTTCTTGCTTTTTCGTATTCTCTACGTTCTTCTTCAAAATGGTCTGACAATCTTCTTACAAACCAATTGCGTAATCTAATTGGAAGGTTGTAAGCCTCCATAAAGCTCCAGCCTCCGTGCATTTTTAAAAAGAAAAAAGCCTCATAGACATTGCCCATGTACTCATCAGTTAGGCCAAAAAAATTCCGAAGTGAACGGCACCGCCATTTCGGATACCGTTCCGCAAGACGAGCATTCAACCTCTTGAGTCATATCAACATTAGGTGTCACTGTTTGTACACAAGCTCGAAGAAAACGTGCGTCTTGTGCTGGCATATTGTCAATAAAATTAGCAATCTCAGAAGGGACATTTACATTATTAACTGAGACAACAAGTCTCTTTAATAAGTTAGTCGCTGATGCTTCTGGAAGCTTAAGCTTTTTAGTTTTCAAAGCTAACTTCTCAAGGTAATCTTCATCATCACCATTCAACAGTTTAAATTCAACATCATACTGAGATTTTGGTAACGTAGCAATAAAAGTTCCTTCTTCAGTTAAGTAAACACTTTCATTATCATCTTCTGGGAGAACTCCTGTGTCATGTGGAATCTCTGAAAGATTAAACGTATGTTCAACTGTAGCATCACAATTTGGGCAAGTTACACTTACAGCATAATCTTCACCATAGCCAGAAATTCTTGCTGCGAGAATAACTGCGTTCTTGTCGCCAAGCAGCAGATCCTTAACTCGAATGCTTTTATCAACGACAAGGTTTTCAATTAACCTATCAATAGCCAGACCGTTGCGTAGCAAAGCGGGCGAAGTTAGGATATCTTCATCTTTTGCGGTCATATATCTCATCTCAATCACCTCTTTATTATGTAGTGGGTGATCGGCTGAGTAGAATTTACCACGAGATGGGAGTTCAACAAACTCGGTTGGCGCGACATATGAAAGCGTTGTTGGAGCCGGAGTCGCTTCGGCTGTTGCTGCTGTTGTTGCTGCTGTAGCATCAACATTTTTAGCAGCAGTTCGCTGCTTATTTCTAGACATTTACACCTCTTTAAAATAGTCTATACATAGTATAACGTATCTATGCTATATTTTAAATAGTTTTTAATAAAATTATTTACTACGGATTGCCTACAAGAGGAGCTTCTGGGTCTAACTGGCTTCCTCTGTTTTGGAGACTGTACTCAGCCCAATCATATCGCACTGTTAAAGAAATGTCAACCATTTCTTCAGCACCGTAGTCATGGGAACCAAAGTTTACACTTGTAAAGAATGCGTTAATTAATTTCCACTCGCCCTCAACTACTGATGTATTGCCTCCACCGACAGGAGTTGCAATTTCTTGAATCTTAATGTCACCAAGGGCTGAAGTAGCAGAATCTTTGGTAATTGTAGTACCAACAGCCGCAGTAAAGCTGGTAGGAACTTGAACGCCAACTTTGGATAAATATCTATAAAGAAGATCGGCACCATTAGGTTGTACAGGATCAACAAGAGTTATTTCTACCGTATTCCAAGTCATACGACCTGGGTAGTAAAAGGTGTGATTAAAGAACTGATGTGGGTTCTCAGAAATCTCATAGGAAGGACGGGAAGCCGTCTTTGCTAGAAATGTTAAATCCTGTCCTTCAAGACTCATTTGTACTAAAAATCTAAATTGTCTTTTTGGCTCAAATGTGGGATTTAACCAAAAATTGCTTTTTTGCGCGGTGCTCATTATTTATGCGTCTCCTGTTTATAATATATAGTGCTCATTTTTATTAATCCTCAAAACCTGCGCCTGAATTTGTAATAACAAAATCGATAGCAATATACTCAATAGCTCTGGCTGGCTTCAAGAAGATCTTAGCGTACATGATATTTCTATCAACCAATTCTGGTGTAGTAGTGGTACTGTCAAGAACGATCTTGTAGTCCGTAAGACCCAAGCGGGACTGGACGCTGCGAAGCAACTTCTCCGCTCTTGAAGTGAACCTATTCCAAGTCGCTTGAACATTTTGGTCAAACAAGGTTGTTGCTGCGATTCTTGAAATCTCTTTCTTCAAGAAGATCATAAGACGGCGAACATTAATTCTATCAAGCGCGGAAGGAGTAATCTGAAGAGTCTTTTGACCAAAGATCACAATACCTTCTGCTGGGAATGTTGCGATTGGATTAATGTTTGCTTCATAAAGTTTATCACGGTCCCTGGCAGTCAATCGAGAACGAGTCTGAACAACTGGCAATCCTGCGGAACCTTCGGTCAAACCACCTCGGGTAAATCCTGCGGGTGCGAACCAAAGCTCAGAATTACGTTGGGCACTTGAGTATGTTCCAAGAGCAACGACTGAAGGTGGTACGAACACAAGCGAGTCGCTGAGAGTATCTTGAATCTGAACCCATGGATAGTAACAAGCACCGTAGCTGGAGTTGAGTTGTCTTGCCTTTAAGTTGCTAACAGCAGTAGCCACGGAACCAGCGTTTTGCTGCTGTGTCTGCGTATTCTCTGTTTGCGGCAAGTAACCACTATCAATATCGATAAGACCAAGAGTGTCTCCTCGGGATTCGCAAAGCTCAAGAACCTTAGCGGTTAATGAGGAGTTGTGGATACCGGGAAGAGCCAAGATATTCATTTCGACAGCTTCTGGATCAGCCACTGTGTCAATAGCTCGTTTAACGCTGTAGAAAGCGTAATTTGTAGTATCGCTTCCTCCGGCAAGATCTGTATTGTTAAAAGCCTCTTTGTCTCGAATATCAAGACCATCAAAGCCTCCGACGAGCGGAACAGTAAATGAGTCATAACCCATATCGAGAACTTGCTCATAGGTTCCACTGACAGCAGTGAAAGAGGTTCCTGCGTTACGAGAACCAGAACTATAAACGGCAATCTCGCCTGTGCCCCCACCACTGGACGACTTTAAGTCGTCAAGAGTAAAGACATATGAAAATTCTGTTCCTGCGCCAACAGCATGAGCGTCAGCACTATTTGGAAGTGCTCGAACAATATCAATGTAACTACTTTCAAAACGATTATTTCCGTTTTGTGTAGTATCAACACCGAAGTAAGCATTTTTTGGATCTGGAATGTCTCCATCGGAAGCACTTAATCTCAACGGCAATGCTGGGTATTCAACTGTTCCAGTAAAATGACCTGTTGCGTGTGTGCCATCTTGAACAAACCAAAATGGATTGTCGTTGCCGTGAGTAAATGGATGGGCAATACCAGATGCGCCTGTAACATAAGTATCAGGCGGAGTATCACTGCCGGAAAGAATTGGTGCCGAGAGCTTGCCCCAGTTCTTAAATCGGATAGGACCGAAAGAACCGAAAGGCAACAATCTTGCATCCGTAGCAGCAGCGTCAACATCTTCATTCATTTCAACACGAACAATGGATGAATTGTTTGTGTAGTTTCCATATGTGCGATAACGACGCTCGGTATCATCCCAAACAAGATGCTGATCACCGACAACTCTTGCGAGATATTTTGGAGAACGAGGATTAAGATTTACAGAATTAAAGCGTTCAAGCACTGTTGGCGCATTGTCGCTATCCCGAAGGTCTCGAACCTCGACGGAGAAAGAACCATAAGGGTCAAGCTCGTTTGAAGATGCCTTAACATCTGTAATAGAAATTTTAACCCTTCTCTGTTGATCATCGCCAGAGTCAAGCGTATGGAACTTAAACAACTTTGTCATGGAGTCAGCAACGAATCCAGCGTATGCGGATTGAAGATCCTGGGAAATAATCCAAGGAGTCTGTGCTGCCTTAAATCCAAATCGGAAGTTTGCGGCATTAGAAGATCCACTATCCAAGCCGAGAATAATTCCGTAGGAAGCACCTGTAATATTATCTGCGACCTCTCTTTCGTAACTTGGTCCAAGCCAGTAAGTTTGTTTTTGTGCTGTTCTTGTAATAGCAGTGTTAATAAGCGTTGGATTTGTATTAAACACCTTGCGAATATATTTAGAACTTGTGCGAGTAAAATCAAAGGCTGTTTCTTTTACAAGTGTGCCATCTTTATCTTTAACAAGAACTTTGTATTCAACTGTAGCTGCTCCAGCAACTCCAGAAGAACTTAAGTCTTTCATTAAAACCGCAGAACCAGTTGCGATTGTTGCACCGGCACGGACTGTACCAGAAAGTTCGATTGAACCTTCGTCAAGATACCATTGGGCAGCGAGCACACCTGTAACCACTGATGTAGCGGAAGCAGATGGGAAAAGAAACAATCCATAAGCACCACCGTTAACACTGGGGTCTAAATCATTAGAGCCAGAAACTTGCCAACCGGCTTCGCCAGCGGCACCATCGGCTACCTGGCTGCTTTGACCACCAAGGAGACGAACGACAGTTACGGCATTGCTGTTACGCAAGTAAGCTTGCGCTGCATAAGCAGCATAGGTAGGTGCTGTATGATTGCCCTCGCGCCAGATATCACCGCCGCCTCCGCCTGGAACTGGTTCTCCAAAAATTTCTACAAACTCAGAAAAAGAGTTAACTTTAACAGGGCGCATTCCTGGCCCTCTGCGCGTTCTACCAATAACTACGGGACCAACCTCATCGGGAATGGCGGGCAATTGTGAATTGTCAATTTCATTGATGAAAATACCGGGTGAAATAAACTTAAAAGATTTAACTGACATTATGAAGTGTCTCCTTGTCGCTCTTCAAAAATCTTGAGAATAAAATATTCTGATTATCGTTAGTAAATAGTTAATAAATTGGTGAAAGTCCTAAATATAACTTTATGATCGATAAAAAGGAACGTTGCCGCTAACATTCAGGTGTTCAGGTATATCACCGACGATTACGTGCTCTCTTGGAATCTTGACTTCAACGGCATTTTCTCTGCGTACAATCTTTGGACGCTCTTCATTTTTATCGGCTCCCATGATGTAACCAGTGACTCTAAAATTAATTTGAGTTTCGTATCCTCGGGCATCTTCAAGTAGCGAGGATGCGTTATTATTTAAAGCATAATCAGAATCAATAAACACTTCAAATCGATGATTATCCTTTTCGACAACCGTATAATTAATAGCACCAGTTCTTGTTATAAAAGGTGTGATCATTTCATTAATCTGTTGCTGATATTCTGCCATGACTGTTAAGGTATAGTTTATTTCAAGATAGACCGGAATTGGAACAGTAATTGTCTCATATACCACTTTGTCATTTTTTCTTGGAAAATTGCTCTGATTATTGCCAACGACATTTGATAACAATTTTTTCGAGCCAGCGTTTGCAAAGTTTGCTGTTTTGTCTTGTTTAATTGTTCTTGCGATTGTCATAGAGCCGCCTTTTGTGTCATTAATGTTTTGTGCTGCTGCGTAATAAGCTCCACGTTTTGCGAGATCTTTTGTTATGCCTTTGCGCTCAAGACTCATAATTGGGTAAATTAGCCAGCCGTTAACATCCCGAAGTTCCCTGTTGTGTTTAATTTGGTAGGCTCTTTCCGCACCAGCCCAAATAAAAGGAACCTTTTTAAAGCCTTTGTTTGTAGTACAAAAAATATCAAGATCATTTTCTATGAATTCGAACAAGGCGCGGTCAATTGTTTCAATAGTTGAGGGCTGAAGCTCTATCTCTTTTAATGGAGCCAGTTGCTGTTCCTGTGACTTTGGATCAAACAATACTTCATTTCTATTAAATTTTTTAGGTGGCATCGAATAGTCCCTCTCTTGAGTAATATGCTGTAGCTACGATTTCAAACGTGTGTTCTATTTGACCAAATAATTGCCTTGCCCATTGGGTGCTGACGATCTCGTAGTAGTAATCGCCATACAAAACAAAGTCGCCTTCGCGAACGTACAAATCTTGATCTTCTGTCAGCCTTCGTTTGTGAAAATAGATTGTGATTGTATTTTGTTTGTCCATTCCAGCCACCGTATCTGCTTTTGTTTCTGTGCTTTGATAGTCCACAAGAGCATACACACGAACTGGGGGTAAGAATGTTTTTTCTATAGCCTCGCCATAAAGATTATTGTATTGTGTGATTGTATCGTCGATAGGGTAGTAAACAACCTGTTGTCCAATGACACGCTCAATAAGCTCATCATTGACTTGTTTTACAAGGTTGCGCTCTTTTTCACCGAGAAACAATGGAGGAGGTGGTTGCGCGGGTTGTTTCCATTTGTCGTCATCTGCCATTATTTACACCCCTACCCAACAAATACACCCGCTGGGATCTTTTTAGTTACATTCTCGACACTATCACTAATACTTGCATCTTTTTCTGCAAGTGCTTGATAAGTTAACTGATCTAATGTTTCTTTTAATTCACTGCGAAGATTTGTTTGCTCTTCTCTTGCTTCTGAAATTAACGCAGGACCATTAAGAGTTACTGATTCCCCTGGAATTGGCACAGTGGCAAACTTAG